GTATTGGACAGAAAAAAATAAAAGTGGAACAAAATTTAGAGCAGAAATGCAAAGAACATTTGATGTTAATTTAAGATTAAAAAGGTGGGCATCTAATGGCTATAGCAAAAGTAAGAATCCTAAATTCCCTGAATACTTTGATGAATACACCTTTAAAAAGCTAGATGCAAAAGGGCAGCAGGAATATACTAGGTATTTAAAAGACTTAGGTTTTGAAACAGTATATTCACCTACAGCAGGTACAGTATGGAGAAAAAAGCATAAAGAATGAAAGAACAAAAATACATATTTAGTAGAAGTTTAGGAGTCGATAAAGATGGCACTGAATGGCTAGAAAAGAATATAGATACCTATAAGGGAATGATGAAAAGAAAAGAAATGAGAAAAAAATACCCGTTAAGTGTATTTAAAATAATTCCATTAATTGAAGAAGGCGAAACGTATAAGGAAGATCCTTTAAATACTAAACAATTAACTTTGCTATGATAGAAGTATTAAAACATTTATTTGGTATTTGTGGTGAACCACATATTAACATATTTACAATACTAATGACAACACCAATAATATCTTATATTATTTATAAATTTTACAGATGAAAAAAAGGACATTAAATCAAAACACAGAATATCAATTACAAAAAGCTGTTTGCAAATACTTAGATTTGCAGAATGTTTTATACTGTGGTTCTATGGGGGGGCAATACCAGGTGTTTAAATCACAAAGAATAAAAGCAAAAGAAACAGGTTACAAGCGTGGATTCCCTGATTTATTTATCTATGAAATATCTAAAATAGACAAGAAATTATATGGGGGATTAGCAATAGAATTAAAGGTAGGGTATAATAAAGCAACGATAGAGCAAAGATGGTGGCGTGACCAATTAAGAGAAAGAGGTTATTATGCAGAAATATGCACAGGAATAGATGAGGCATTAGAAGTTATTGATCGTTATTTAAAAAATAAAATAAAATGAAGATATTAAATTTATATGCTTGTCTTGGTGGTAATCGATACAAGTGGAATGAAGTTAAAAAAGACATAGAAGTCACAGCTGTTGAATTGGACGAAGAACTTGCAAAATTATATCAAGAAAGATTTCCTGATGATAAAGTTATTGTAGCAGATGCACACCAATATTTGTTAGACCATTATAAAGAATTTGATTTTATTTGGTCATCGCCACCTTGTCCAACACATAGCAGGGCGAGAGGGTGGAATCCTAAATATAAATATATATATCCTGATATGAAACTTTATGAAGAAATTATAATGTTGGAAACAGTTGCGAAAGGAAAAAACCCACGATTTAAAGGACAATATGTTGTGGAAAATGTTATTCCTTATTATGAGCCTTTAATACCAGGATCAAAAAGAAATAGACATTTATATTGGACAAATTTTAAATTGCCTAAGATATTAAGCAATAGAAAGCATACATTTATGGGTTTAGCTAATGAATTAAATAATTGGATAAATTTTCACGATTATAATTTTAAAAAATACAAAGGCAAACAATCAATAAATAAAATTGCAAGAAACTTAGTAGACTATGAAGCAGGAAAAACAATTTTAGAAGCAGTTTTAAATATAAATAAAAATAATTATAAGCAAACAAGTTTATTTGATGAAAGCTAAAAGAACATTTTTTAATTCAAGGAATGATAGATTGTATGACGATTACGTTGATACTAACAATCACTTGTGGATAATTTTATTTGATAGCGGTGCTGAATTATCTTTTATTTTAAGAGATTTGAAAAAAAATGATAATATAGTAAATTATATTTATAAAAAACTACACAGTAGATTTGATAATATAATGGAGATAGAAAAAAGCACAATTACTGATGTAGAATACAACTTAATGAAGCAATCTAATATACCCTCTATTACAAAGATATGTTAAACAAATACCTGATTGAGAACTATGACAAGCTAAAAGATATGGCTTTCAACATAGCGGGTAGTAATGGAAAAGATGATTTGTTAAGTTTTGTAATTGAAGAACTATATAAATGCGACCAAGAAAGAATCGATGAAATCATAGAAAAGAATCAACTAACATTCTACATAGCTAGAGTAATGCTTAACCAATACCATTCAAAGACAAGTCGCTACTATTACAAATACAATAAGTATTACGAATACCACACCACAACCACAATAGAAAGTATAAGTGCTGACAATGTTGACTACACCATAAAAGAAAAAGAACTTGTAGAAGAACGCTTAGATTGGATAGAAGAAAAATTAAAAGACGTTTATTGGTTCGATGCTCAAGTATTTAAAGTTTATTACCTAGAAGAACACAGTTTGAATAGTATGGCTAAAGCGACCAAGATCAATCGCAACACATTGTTTAAGGCAATTAGTAATGTAAAAAAGTATTTAATTAAAGAAAAATAATTATGTTTAACGATAGAGAAGAAGAAATAGTAGCCAACGTGATTGTTGGAATAATAACACTAACAGTATTAACCTTATTAATAATAGCAATATGGTAAAATCAAAAGGTTTAGGCGATTCAGTAGAAAAAGTTTTAAAAGCAACAGGAATAGATAAGGTAGCTAAAAAGGTTCTTGGGGATGACTGTGGTTGTGAAGAAAGAAAAGAAGCATTGAACAGAATGTTTCCTTATGCGAAGGTTAGACAATTCACAGAAGATGAAATGTCAATATATGAATCTGTATTACCAAGAATAGGTAGCACAGTAAAAAGAGAAGACCAAGCGATACTGGTTAAGCTATATAATAAAGTGTTCAATGCTAATAAGAAACCAAGCAGCTGTGGTAGTTGTGTAAAGCAAACTGTTGCACAATTAGCTAAGGTATATGTTAATAGTTGTAAAATAGAAGACAATGGATGACCAAATGTTTAGATTCTGCTGTAGATGTGCAAGGGTTAGTTTAATTAGTCCTGACACTGGATGTTATTTCTGCGGTGGTAAATTTGTATTAGCATCATTAAAAGATGATTTAAAACTTAAAAGAAAAAAGGAAGTTGCAGAATCACACTAAAGTATATCTGAACTTTTTTGGTTATGACGAAGGTTCGACCATACTATGCGAAATGTGTAATGATGTAGCAGTTGACATACACCACTTAGAAAGACGTAACAAGACTAAGAATGATTATGTGGAAAACCTTATTGCTGTTTGCAGGTCGTGTCATATAAAAGCTGAATCAGACAAATGCTTTAATATGTTTTGCAGAATAAAACACTTAGAGAACACTTGCATTCAAATATATAGCTTAATAGAATTAGAAAAAAGACTAAAAGAATATGAAAATAGAAAGAATACTGATAAATAAATTAAAACCTGCTACTTACAATCCTAGACAGATAAGCAAAAAGCAATACAAGGACTTAGAAGAAAGCATAGATAAGTTTGGTTTGGTAGACCCGATAATTGTTAACAAAGATATGACCATTATTGGTGGACATCAGCGTTACAAGATATGGTCAGAAAAAGCAAAACAAAGTAGCATAGATGATATAACAATACCTTGCGTAGTATTAGAACTTAACAAAGAACAGGAGAGAGAATTAAATATTAGATTAAATAAGTCTGGTGGTGAATGGGATATGGATATTCTTGCAAATGAATTTGATGTAGAAGAACTAAAAGATTGGGGTTTTAAAGATATTGATTTTGGTTTTAATATAGACAAAATAGTTGAAGGCAATACAGAAGATGACCATATTCCAGAAGTAAAAGAAAGCAGAGTTAAACTTGGTGATGTTTGGGAATTAGGAAAACACAGATTGATGTGTGGTGATAATATGGACTTAATGAAACAATATAAAGATAATTATTTTGACCTTGCAATAGTTGATCCTCCTTATGGTATAAATTTTGACGGAGAAACAACAGTAAAAGGCAAACGGGGAAAAGCGAAAACCTTTTCAAATAAACAAAACCATTTAAAAAAAGATTGGGACAATGACACACCAAAAAAAGAATACTTTGATGAACTTATAAGAATATCTAAAAACCAAATAATTTGGGGTGGTAATTACTTTACAGACAAGCTACCTGTTAGCAGAGGTTGGATATATTGGGATAAAAAAATAACTAATAAAAACAATAAAAACTTTTCTGATGGAGAATTAGCATACACAAGCTTTGATAAAAGATTAATTAAGTTTACTTATGATTGGATTGGGTTTGGATATTTAAACAACCCGGATAAAGAAAAAAAAATACACCCAACACAAAAACCTGTTCAAATTTACAAATGGTTATTAGAAGAATATGCAGAAAAAGATTCTAAAATTATAGATACTCATTTAGGTAGTGGTTCAAGTTTAATTGCAAGTATTAAGCATAAAATAAAAGAGTTTGTTGGAATGGAATTAGACAATGATTATTGCGACAAAACATTAGAAAGATGGGAACAGTTTACAGGACAAAAGGCAAATAAAATAACGGAATAAAAACGGAATCAATGAATAAATTTCCAAATAAAGCAACACAGTTTAGTTCTACTAACCAACCAAAAAAGAATGGTAGACCAAAAGGACGTAGAAATGTAGCTACAGTATTGAAAGAATTATTATCTGTTCAAGATACTAATATGGGTGGTGAAGGTGACTTCGGTTCGCCAATAGCTAAGATGTTAATACAAATAGCGTTCCATAAGGACTCAAATAACAATGAAAAGTTAAAAGCTATAAAAGAAATACTAGACAGGATAGAGGGATTACCAGATCAAAATGTTAATGTAAGTGCAGCTCCACCATCTTGGATTAATGAAGAAGATGAAACAAGCTAAGCCATATTATGATGTAAAGAACTCAAGCAAAAGGATTTGTGTTTTACAAGGTGGAACAAGAAGCGGTAAGACATATTCCATTCTACTTGCGTTGATTGAGTTTGCTTATAAGAACAAAGGCAAGAATCTATACATCACAATAGCACGTAAAACATTCCCTGCATTAAGAGGAACAGCGATGCGTGACTTCTTTGAAATACTAAAGAAAGAGAATCTGTATGACGAAAGACTACATAACAAATCAAGTGCATTATATCATCTATATGGAAATGTTATTGAGTTCATTAGTGTAGACCAACCACAAAGAGTTAGAGGTAGAAAGAGAGATGTATTATTCTTGAATGAATGTAATGAGTTTGGATTTGAAGAATACACACAACTTGCATTAAGAACAACATACAAAATAATAATAGACTTTAATCCATCAGACGAGTATCATTGGTTATACACACAGATAATAGATTCTGATAGAGATGATGTAGACTTTCATATATCTACATATAAAGACAATCCATTCTTAGATGAAGAAACAGTTAAGGAGATTGAAAGACTAAAAGAAGTGGATGAAAACTTATGGCGGGTTTTTGGTGAAGGGCAGCGGGGGGTTGCTACTGAAACCATCTTCCCGTCATTTAATATAATAGACACTATTCCAGATAATGCAAAAGAAATAGCGTTAGGATTAGACTTCGGATTCTCTGCCGATCCTACAAGTTTAGTTAAAGTATATAAGCACGATTTAGATTTATATGTTGATGAACTAATTTATGAGAAAGGATTAACCAATCAAGATATTGCACATAGAATCAAAGACTTAGGAATAGACAGAAGCATAGAGATTTATGCAGATAGTGCTGAACCTAAATCAATAGAAGAGATATTTAGAATGGGTGGTATCAATATCAAACCTGCAAAAAAGGGTGCTGACTCTATTCGTATTGGAATTGATGTTTTGAAAAGACACAAGCTGAATATAACTAAGCGAAGCATCAACGCAATTAAAGAATTTAGGAATTATAAGTGGATTAAAAACAAGAATAACGAAATAACAAACAAACCAATAGATGCTTTTAATCACGCAGTTGATGCAGTTAGATATGTTGCATTAAACAAATTAATGGTATCATATTCAGGCAAATACTACATTTCTTAAAAAAATTTAACAGAGGTAGAATAAAAAAAAGTAAAAAAATTTTAATATATATTTGGTTGGTATTAAATTTATTTTATATATTTGTGTAAACAACAACAAATAGTTGTTCATTGAAATACTGAAAAATAGGAAAATTGCATAATCGCAAGATTAGTTAAATTATGTTGGGAACGCGATACTAAGCCAAAAGGTAGCTATAATACTTTTGGTGGCCCTGAACTAACTGTTGAGTTTGAGTAGTGAATACAAATTACTGTAGATTTAAGGAGAATAACCAAATGCTTTAAATTAACAAAAAAACAAAAGACAGTTCCGATGCAAATTGGAGAGCAAAATCATTAACTCTTAAACGAAAGAAGGATAACCACTTTGATAGGTGGGAAGCGGAAAGTCAGCTTATAGTCAAAGCTATTAAAAATAGCATAAATAGTAAGAACTATAATAACTATCAATAATTTCTTTCCTGCCCTTACATCCTAACTATTTTTCAGCTTTCAACCAAATTAGAGTGTAGTATAAATTGCAAGTTATACTATGCTCTTTTTTTGCTTATATTTGATTCAAAGACAAATAATAACAATTTATATTTATTAGTAATGAAAGAGGTTAAATTAACAATACCTGATAAGTGGTCTGACATAACAATAGAAACTTATCAAAAATATGTAGAAATACAAGAAGGCAGAGGAAGTGAGAAAAACAAGGTTATAAAGAGTTTAGCGTTATTATGTAACACTACACCCTTTGTTGTAAAGAAGATGGCTTACAAAGACTTATTAGAGATAATGGGGATAATTAAAACAATGATAGATACAGAACCAGACAAAGAAGAATTTAGAAAGACGTTTATATTTAAAAAAGAAGAATATGGTTTTGTTCCTAACCTTTCAGGGATTAGCACAGGAGAATATATCGATCTTGAAAATTATTGTAAAAACCCTATTGAAAATTTACATATTATAATGTCAATCTTATATCGTAAGGTTACATTTAAAAGGAATGAAAGATATACTATTGAAAGCTACAATCCTGACGAGTTTAAAGAAGAAATCTTCAAAGAATGTCCAATGGATATAGCACTTTCTAGCTTAGGTTTTTTTTTGACTTTAGGAGAAAGATTAGCGATGACTTCGCGCAGCTTTTTGAAACAACAGGAAATGAAACAACAAAAGGTGTAAGTATGAACAGTAAGTGGGGATGGTATAACATCCTGTATTCACTCTGTAATGGCGACATCTTGAACATTGATAAAATAACAAAAATACCAATCTTGGAAACGCTAACATATTTAGCATATACGCAAGATTATAATAACAAACAACGAAGCAATTATGATAACTTTTAGAAACGTAGTTGGATATTTAGAAACAATAGCAGAAAAGCACTATGAGATAAATAGCTTTCATTCTGGAATGATGGATGAAGTAGATTTAAACAAACTTGGTGCGACTGACTATATTATTCTATATGCAGAGCCAGGCACAGTAACAATGGACAAAGGCGTTCAAACATATACGTTTTCTATTTATGTGATGGATATGATTAGTGAAGAAATTGGTGATGACCCTAACAGACAACGTGTTGGTCGTGTTGACACATTCTCACAAACTCTAAATATTATAAACGATGTTGTTGCTGAATTTCACCATAATTTATATTCCACATCTTGGGTTGATGATGATGTTGTTTTAAGCCTACCTATTAACGCAGAGCCTTTCACTGCTAGATTTGATAACACACTAACAGGATGGGCTGCAAACATAAGCGTTCAAGTTCCTAATCCAAACAATCTCTGTATTGTTCCAATAGAAGGAAATAGTTAATGGAATTTACTAATACCATACAAGCACTACAGAAACTTGGTGGCGATGTTGTCAAGGAAGGAAAGAGTATATTAAAGCGAAAGAAAAAGACAACAAGTCGAAACACATTATACAACGACTATAACTATTTAGTTACTGCTTCAGATTCATCAGTAACATTAGAATTTGAATTTGGTGGTGCTGAAGATTACTGGGCTTTTGTTGATGAAGGTGTTAGAGGTGCAGGTGGATATAAAGGCAGTGGAAGAATGAGAGGTGGAAATAGCCCTTTTAAGTTTTCTTCTAAGATGCCTCCAAGAAGTGCAATAGACAAATGGATAGTAGGAAAACCACTTGCTCAAGCAAGAGATAAAAATGGAAGATTTATACCACGAAAGAGTTTAGCATTCTTAATACAAAGAGCAATATACCAAAGAGGATTAACAAGAACACAATTCTTTAGTAAACCATTTACATTAGAATTAAATAAACAGACAGATAAAATAACAGAAGCATTCGCTAATGACTTAGAAGCAGCATTAGATGAATCATTAAAAGAATAGAATATGGGATTAGGAAATATATCATTTGAACAAGAACCTGTAGATGCAGCAGACAAAGTGCCTGTAATAACCAATTGGAATCCTATGATTGGCTATATGCTGTATCAAGATGACATTAGTGGTTTGTTCTTTTTTAAGCTGGTATTAGAGGTTAGATTAGATGACGCATCAGGAACATTAATAGCTAAGATAAAACAAAGAAGAAACGGATATAGCGTAGATATTTCAGGAGATGCAGCAAGAGCATTTTTTGATTTAAGAGATATTGTTAATAGTCAATTAACAGACACAGTATGGGATCAAAACGACAATGGTTCTCCATTTGAAACAATCCATAAATTGGGTGAAAACAATTCCACAAAACCTTACAGTCTTAATGGTGACCATAAAATTGGTGGAACACAGCTTCAAACTATATATGTAAAAGGTTATCAAGAATACGGAACAACAGCAAATTCAATACCAACAGAAGATAGCTCAGAAAGTGTAAATGACACTCTATACTATATGGGTGCATCTTTACCATTATTCACTGCACGAGATGTATCGCCTAGTGATTACATACAAACAACAGCTTTCAGCGTATTTCAAGGCAAGGGTTCTTCTGATAGATTTTTAAGCGATGTAGAAGTTGGAAGTGGCGAATATAACATATCAGGACGTATTAATTACGTTCAATGGGATGACTCCACAAATGTGGGGGATTATCATACGGTTGCATTCTTAAATGACAATTCACTCTTTGATAGTGATATAGGAAAAGTTGAAATAATTTACTACGATTCAGAAGGTAATGACCTCAATACAGGAACAAATACATTAACAAACTCTACTGCATTTGGTGGGATGACGCCAGGTAGTGCTAATGAAGATAAAGAAAGAATAATCTATTTTGGTTGTGGTCCTGGTAATTTACAAGGGCAAAGTTTAAACAGTGCAATAAAACCATCTGATGCTGCTGTTGATGGCTGGGCATATTATACAGTAAAAGGAGAATCTTCTGCTGGTATTACAAAAACAGACACTTACTATTTCATAAGACAAGATGCAAGTTGCAAAGGTTTTAAAGTTAGAAGATTAGCGTGGCGTAATAGCTTAGGATGCTATGATTATTTCAATTTCAAAAAGAAATCAACACAAAGAGTAGAAGTTACTAGAAATAACTATAGCACTATGATGGGTAATTTTAGAGCTTCTAAGTGGTATTACAATAATACTATGCGAGGTAAGAAAACAAGACAAGTAACAGCAGTATTGAAAGAAACTTTGAATACGGATTGGATAACAGAACAAGATGCTAATCTATTAGAAAAACTAATAATGTCAACAGATGTTTACATAGTAGAAAATGCAGACACAGAATTTACGCAAGGCGTGATGATAACAGATTCTTCATTTGTAAGAAAGACAAGGGCTAATGATAAGATGATTCAATATACTATTCAAATAGAATACGCAAACCCGATTAATACCAACTCTTAATGAACATAAGATTAGTAGCATATAGAAAGGCAACAACTGCTTCAACATCTGACACAACCTATCAGTTAGACTTACAGGAAGCACCAAACGTAGCATTGAACTTTCAGTTCAGCGATGTCAAAGAACCAGAAACAAGAAAAGGAAGTTATAGTCAAACGTTCAAGCTACCATTCACACAGAACAACAATCAGTTCTTTGAAAATTGGTATAATGTTAATTTAGATACTTTAGTCTTTAGCACAAAAACGAAATTTGATGCAGTTCTTTATGTAGGCACAGTTCCACAGTTTGAAGGTGCGTTACAATTAAAAGCAGTATATCAAAAAGCACAACAATATGAAGTGGTGATGATTTCTAATAGTGCAAGTCTTTTTAACATAATAGGAAACCGAAGATTGAGAGATGTTTTTAAAAATGATGATGGTAGCTATAGTGAAGAATTGAATCACGTCTATACGTATACAAACGCAACTAATAATACTCTTTACAAGTCTTGGGATGGAAACAATTCCAACTTTCTTAACACTGCTGGTGTTTCTATGAGAGATACAAGTGCAAATGTTCAAAAGGTTGTCTACCCAATGTCTGTCACTGCACAAGGTTTTTATTTTGATCCTAATGAAGAAAGGTATTTAAATATGGACCAAACAGCTGCTACGGATATTATCAATGAAACAGGTAGCGTTCAAGCTGCCTCTGAATTTGGTGTTAGTTTTACGCAGTTTAGACCAGCTATTCAGATAAGAACATTATTCAAAAAGATTCTTGGTCAAGCAGGATTTTCTTATACTTCGGATTTTATAGATGATAGTTATTTTGGGAAAATATTTATGACTACTGCTAACTATTTAGAATCTGCTGTTACACCAACAGTAAATGCAGCTGCTAATCCAAGTGGCGTGATGAGTGTTGGTAGTAATGTAGCTTGGGCGGACTGGCAGGACGAAATAATTCAACCTTGCGGACCTTCTGGTTGCAGTTGTGATACAGTCAATTATACTACACTGTCAACAGTGACTGTTCCTGCTAACATTACAGAGCCAAGTGGTAACTGCACAGACTTTGGCGATGAAAACAATATATGGAATACCGCAAACTCTTATTTTACAAGAACAGCATCTACGCAAGAAACAATAACTATTTCACATAATTACTTATTCAATAATGTGGTTGGTTCTTATAATGGTATACATATAAACTATTCGTTAGTAGGATGGGATGCTACTAACAACCAAGAAGACGGGGAAGAATACGAGGGTGCAGTAGAATATATTCCTATAGATATAAGTGGGGGTGCAACAACACCTCATTCAGGAACTCTAAATATCACTTTAGATATAACTCAAATCCCTCTTAATAGTTCTGCTCAAATACAGATTCATTTAGGACCAATAAGAAGCATAAGTGATGGATTTATTGCTTGTCCTTTGACTCAGTGTAGTCTAACACCCACTAATCCAGCAACATCTGCACCTATTTATCTTGAAGGCGACTGTTCTATTTGGAGTAAAGTGCAAATGAACTGGTTTGGATTCTCTGATGATATCTTTGATGCTACTGTAGATATACCTGCTTGTATTGACCCAGAACTAACACAAAGAGGATTCTTGAAAGATATCATACAACGATTTAATTTAGTTGTTTTAGCAGACCCTGACAATGCTTCAAATCTATTAATAGAACCTTACAATGATTTTATTGGTAGTGGAGAATTGAAAAACTGGACAGACAAGCTAGACACCTCAAAAGAGGTTGTTGTTAAAGACACTACGGAACTACAGAAAAAAGTTGTTCACCTTACAGACCAAGAAGATGTAGATTTATATAATAAGTCTATTAAAGAACGCTATCCTAATGTGAATGTTTTTGGACACGTCAAGATTGATGAATTTAATAATGAATTTGCATCAGGAGAATTGAAGAATGAATCAATGTTTTCTCCATATATCAATGGTCAAGTTTTTAGAAGTGAAGATGAACAGGCGGGAACATCATTGCCTAATATGGCTATTCAATATGAGTTTACCTACAAGCAGAATAGTGAAGGCATCTATGAAAATGAAATAGCACAAACAAAACCTAAACTTTTTTGGTATAGAGGAACACCTGTTGACATTTTAGGTCCTACAGGTTCGCAAACAGATATATATTTACATAGAGCAACAGCGAGTTCATTAACAGCATTTAACATAAACGAATATCCTATATGCAGTCCTTTTGATATTTCTCCTGTTGGAAATACTTATACTTTAGGTCCAGGCAATAAATCTTTATATTGGAACGGAACGCCACCATTAGTAGGAAATTTAACTGTCTTTAATTATCAGCCAACATTTGGTAGTTGGTTTAATAATACTTTGTATGGTAAATATTGGAAACCATATTTAGACAACCTTTATTCTGAAGGATCAAGAATAATGGAATGCTATTTGAATCTAAACGAAGTAGACATTTTCAACTTTAGCTTTGCTGACGAGATATTTATAAAAGATACTTATTGGAGAATACTAGGGATTTCAAATTACCAAGTAGGTGCAAAAGCATCCACAAAAGTTACATTAATAAAATCTTTAGATACACGTTCAACTTGTAGTGGTTGCAATTATGTCATAGGAACTATAGGAACATCAAATACTACTAATTTTGGTCAATTCATATGGTGTCCAGAAGATGACCCTGATTGCACCCCTGACATCACTGGTTCATATTGGGCTGGTGTATATACAACGCCAGAATGTTGCACTTGTAATGGTGGATATCTTAATATCAATGACGAAGACCCAAACAATGCTGGAATGTATAGTTGCCTATCCTTATCTGGTAGCTTACCTATGACAATTAAAAGCTTAACAGCTACAACATCTATTTTAGATAATGACCAAACAAAGAGTCTTCTTACAGGATTATTAGGTGGAACAAATAGACCACTTGTTAGAGGTAGTGATAGTAATAAATTCGGACAAAAGATCTTAAACTATTATGGAGATGATATAGTCATAAAATATAAGTCTACAGCAACCTATAGACCACAATATAGGGGTGAAAGCCATAGAATCGTTCTAACAGGATATACAGAAGGAAATACACGTGGATATGCTTATCCAAAAGGTAACCCATATGAAAAGCCATTATTCATTCCTGACAATACAAATGTTATTATTAGGGTTAAAGGTGTTTGCACAGTAGTTGGCGGAACAAGTTCAGCTTATCCATTAGGAACGACAGATGCGGTAGCATACTACACAGCTTTTGTTATCAATCAAGGTGTGGTCACACAATTAGGTGCAACAGGTGGTGAAGCAGAGTTTCAAATTAGAGAAGGCGTTAATCCTGTTACTTGCACACTTCATATTGACATTGATTCTAACGTCATAAGATTTGGTTTAGATGATAGTCAAACAGACACTAAAAGAGCGTGGATGTTGACCGCTGATATGGATATTAACGTGATGAAGAATTTGGCGTTAGGGTTTGATGAAAATTGGGCGTTATTCCAAAATGGTAAAAAAATACAATTTGAAAATCACGATTATTTAATATGGAATTAAAAAGATATATAGAAAGCATTGCAAAGGTAATAATACCAAGTATTGACCACTTACAATTAGTGGAACACAAAGATAAAGAATTAGACTTTGCTTATGGTATGCAAGAATATCACACAAGTTTTAAAAGAATGTTTAAACAGATAATAAGAATATTATGGCGGTAGAAAAAAACATAAAAATAAATGTAGATGCAAAAGACGCTATTAAGCAAGTTGACGAATTAAAAAAAGGCGTTGAAGATACAGGTAAGGGTGCGAAAGCGTCCAAAGGGGGTTTCTCTGTAATGCAAGCAGGTGTTAGAGGTGTTGGTTTAGCATTCAAGGCGATGGGTGTTGGTCTTATTGTTGCTGGTTTTGCTAAACTAGCTGAAATGCTACAACAGAATCAGGCGGTGATGGATAAAGTGAACATTGCTTCTGCTGTATTAGGTGATGTGTTCACTAAAATCGGAACAGTCATAGTATCGGTTGTTAGAAGTCTTGGTTTGTTAGGTAAAGCGGTAGGAAAAGTATTGAAAGGAGAATTTACGGAAGCAGGGAATTTAGCTAAAGAATCTTTTAATGGCGTTAAAGAAGCAGTAGTTGGTAATAATGAAAGCTTTAGTGACTTTATTAAAAATGCAAAAGCAGGTGCAAAAGAAACAGTTGAGTTTGCTAAAGCACAAAACAAAATGCGTAATGAAGTTAAGTTAGCTGATGCCCAACAAAGACAACTACAATTAACATATCAAAAAGAAGCTGAATTACAAAGACAAATTAGAGATGATGTTAGTTTAACTTTTGAAGAAAGGATAGCTGCTAACGAAGAATTAGGAAGAGTCTTAGACGAACAATTTGCAAAAGAACAAGCGTTAGCACAGAAGAAGATTGACTTAGCTGCATTAGAATTATCGAGAAACAAAGATAATATAGATTTACAGGTTGCCTTAATAGACGCTAAAACAGAACTAGCAGATCTTGATGAAAGAATAACAAGTCAAAGGTCAGAGCAATTAACTAATCTAAATGCTTTAGAAAAAGAAAGGCAAGATAGTCTAAAAAAGACAGTCGTTGTTGCTGAAGAAACAGCAGAAGCAGAAGTTAAAATAGCAGAATTAACCGAAGAAACAAAAAGAGGAATAGTAGCTAACTCAATGGGGCAAGTAGCATCATTAATGGGTGAAGAATCTAAAGCAGGTAAAGCATTAGCAGTAGGTCAAGCATTAATCAATACTTATTCAGCAGCATCAGCTGCCTTAGCACCTCCTCCTGTTGGGGCAGGTCCTATATTTGGTCCGATAGCAGCAATAGGTGCAGTTGCAGCTGGTATGGCTAATGTTAAGAAAATAATGTCCACTAAATTGCCTGGCGTTACTGATGGGGGTGATGATGGACCACCGCCAGACGTTCCTTCACCACAAGCACTGGGCGGAATCGGTGGAACAATACCTAACTTAGAAAACATAACGGGAACAGCAACAGGAGAACAACAACCTGTTCAAGCATTCGTAGTAGAAACTGATATTTCTAATGCACAAGCATTGCAAGAAGAACTAGATATTCAGGCGACATTATAAACAAAATTAAGAACTTTATATTTATAAATGATATGGCTAAAAAGAAAAAACTAATAGAACTAATAATAGACGAAACAGCACAACACTTTGGCGTTGATGCAATCTCTGTTGTTAAGTTTCCTGCGATAGAAGAAAATTTTGTTTTCTTTAATAATGACTTTCTATCACTTGCGAAAATTGATGAAGAACAAAAACAATTAATTGGTGCGGTTTTGATTCCTGACAAAAAGATTCCAAGATTAGACAAAGAAACTAATGAAGAATATGATGTTTACTTTACTAAAGAAACGATAAGACAAGCACAGAAGCTGTTTATGGCTAATCTAAGGAACAATAATCATACACTTGAACACCAAGAGCCAGTAGAGGGCTTAACTGTCGTAGAATCGTGGATTAAAGAGAATAAAAAATATGATAAGTCTAATATGTATGGTTTCAACAATATGCCTGTTGGAACGTGGTTCGTTCAAGTATCTGCAGAAAACAATCCTGATATTTGGGAAAAAATAAAAAACAAAGAAGTGAGGGGCTTTTCAATCGAAGGCTACTTCACAGATAAACTAATTGAAGCATCTAAGCAAAAAGACATACTAGACGAAGTTTGTGAAGACTGTCCTGATGAAGTGATGATGAACAAAATCAAAGAAGTTATTTTAGCTAACGAATTAAGACCTGTTGGAAGTTTAGATGGCGAGCCATTATTTAGAACAAAAGAAGAAGCTGATTTATATGCAGAAATGTTTAAAGGTTGTTCTGGTAGTCATACTCATAGTGTTGATGGGGTGAAATTATATATGCCTTGTGTTGACCACGCTTCTGCTACTATGAAGGAAGAAATGGAAGGGGATCACGGCAAAAAAAAGAAACGAAAGAGAAAATACAAAATGTTAGAATACATTGCTTATGGGAAACGTAAAGCTATGTTAAAATATTCTTGGGATGATTGTATGCGTGACCAAATAAAGCAATACGGTAATAAAGAAACAGCGGCAAAAGTCTGTGCTGCTATTAAAAATAAGACAGTCAGACGATAAAGAAATAAACAATTTTTAACCCTTTTATATATATTAATGTTATGGGAACTCTCGAAAAAATTTTAAATATCTTAAAAATGAAAAATGAACCTAAATCTTATGGCGTTAAATTCTACGCTGAAATGAAATTAGACGATGGTCGTATTGTTGCTACAGAAGATGAGCAGTTTATGATTGGGTCTAAAGTATTTGCGGTTTCTGATGATGGAAACGCAGAAGCATTGGAAGCAGGAAGCTATACAATGGAAAATGGAAACAAATTGACAATTGGAGATAAATCTGAAATTCTTGATCTTGGAGAAGAAAAGGAAGCAGAAGATGTAGAAGCATCTGAAGAAGAATTATCAGAAGAAGTTGAGTCTACAGAAGAAGAATTGTCTGAAGAATCTAAAGAAGAAATGGCGGACGCTGAAGACACTGACTGGGCTAAAACATTTGAAGAAATTAAAGACCGAGTTGCTGCTTTAGAAGAAAAAGTATTCGGCAAAAAAGCTGAAGAAGAAACAGAAGAATTGTCAGAGCAAACAGAAGAAGATTCTGAAGAAGATAAGACAGAAATGTCTAATGAGGTTATAGGAGAACTTATGACACAAATAGAAGAATTAAAAGGAAAGATAGTTGAGTTAAGTGGAGAACCTGCTGATGAAGGAATTACATATTCACCAGAAGGATCAAATGTTAATACAACTATTGACTTAGGAAAACTGTCAACTAAAGAGAGGGCAGCTTATTACATTAACAATAAATATTAAAAAAAATGGCGAATAATCAATACAACTTAAGCAAAGAGTATCAGTTTGATATAACCGTAACTGATAACACCTATGCAGGTAAATTAGCATTGCCTTATGTAACGGCTGCAGTGAAGTCACCAGACACAATTGCAAAAGGATATGTAAGACAAATAGACGGTTTAAATAGAAAAGCAGTTATATCAAATCTAGGGATTACTGATCCTGTAGTTGCTGCAGCTTGTTCATTTTCATCAGGAAATGATACTTCATTAACTGAGCAAGTTTTAACTTTAACTGATATGAAAGTTAACGAAGAAATTTGTAGAGGAACTGTGTTCCCAACTTGGATTGGTGAAAATATGGACAGAAACGGAAATCTACCAGGAACATTTGAAGACTTTTTATTATCAGCAGTTGCAGGAAAAGCAGGTGCTCATATTGAGAATATGATATGGAAAGGTTCTTCTCCTTTCGGAACAGGTTTCTTATCTGACGATGGAACACTAGATGAGGCAGGTGCAGATGCAAGTGCATTAAAAGACTTTACAGAAGTTGATTTTGGTGATGCTTTAGCTGCTAGTGATATCTTAACTGATATGGCTTCTGTATATGATGCAGCAGTTGGAATTGCAGGTTTAACTTCTAAGCCAGGATTTGGTTTTTATATGAACGCTAAAACTTATGCTTTCTTACTTCAAGCACTAGCTAGCGCAGGTTCTAATCAAGGTATCAACAGTCTTGGTGTTGCACAATCATTTGAAGGTATTACATACTTTGGATTCCCAATCTATGTATGTCCAGGAATGTTTGATGATGTTATCGTTGCAACTTACAAAGAAAACCTAGTATTTGGAACTAACCTTGCTACTGACTGGACAGAAGCACGAGTTATACCAACTTACCAATATGACGGTTCAGACAATGTTAGAATTGTTATGAACTTTGCACTTGGTGTTCAGTGTGCAGTTGCTGCTGATGGTGTTTACGGTTCAACTGTTTGGACTTAATAGATACTTTTAAAATGGGAGGTTGAAATACACCTCCCTTTTATTAACTTTTTAATACAATAATAATATGGCTTGTGATATTACAAGAGGACGATTAATAGACTGTAAAGACACTATCGGTGGCTTGAAAGCTATCTTTATCTGTAAAGCATACAACAACAACATTGAGGCTGTTGCTACTATAGCTACAACGGAAATGACTACTGCAGGTTTTGCAACTTGGTCAGCACAGTCGGGTGGTGCAACTACTGTATTTAAATATGACTTAGTGCCTAATTTAAGTTCTATGACTGTAAACATAAATTCTGATAATGCTAATGGAACAGCATTCTTTGAGCAAACATTGTCAGTAGTATTACAAAAAATAGACCACGATATGACTAATGAACTTAGATTAATGGCTTATTCAAGGGCTCAGATTTTTGTTCAAGACCAAAATGATAATGTGTTCTTGTTAGGAATGAACAATGGTTGTCACGTAACAGGTGGAACAGTTATTACAGGAACTGCTATGGGTGATCAAAATGGATATACTATTGAATGGGCTGCGCAAGAAAAGGATGCTTTAATACAGATTCCTGCGAGTGCTGGACCTGCTACTGCTAAATATCCGTTTGACGGTTTATCTGATGAAAGTGCATTAACAATCACAGAAGGAACTTAATCGTTACTCAATACGGGAAGAAAAGAAGGGCTTTTATTAGCCCTTTTTTTTATTAAAAAAAACAAATAACATATATTTATATTTATAATAAACACGCTATGGCTTGGAAATTAAAAAAAGAATGGGAAGGTAAAAGTATTGATTCAATAAGAATACCTTTAGATGACCTAACACAAAAACAAATAGAAGGACTTAGAGAAAGTGTTAGAAACAACTTATTTATAGAAGATAAACCTAAAAAGAAGAAAAAGGATGTTCAAGTTGAAGGATAAATATAATAAGCCAGATATTGTATTTGCAGACTTAAATCAATTAAGTGAGCAGGAACAACAGATGATTAAAGACAATTGTATGGATGTAATTGGTAAATACTTTGATTGGATATGATACAGCTTCTACAACAAAAGTTTCCTTCAGCAGCCACGCCTTATCCTGTAAGGATTGATATATATGATAAAATGACTCCTTATTCTGGAGAAACAGTAACAGATTTAAGACCTATATTTAATTTTACAAGTCAATTGTCAGGAAATGGCTTTAACACATTGCCTTTTAGTGCATCTTACACAAACAAAGAAAGATTTGTTACCTGTAGCTTTTTTACTTGGACAACAGCTTTTCTTAATTTGGGGTATATGGCTTTTGGAACTACTGACCTGCCCTATGGTTTGTATGATGTTACAGTATACCAGAATGACTTTCCAACAAATCTTGATCCTACAGGTTTGAGAGTGTTGTGGAATGGGTTAGCTAATGTAAAGCAGTTGGAAAATCCTGCGGTGGAATATACAGACTATGATACTAACGATGCAGACACAGAATCTGTTTATATAACATTTTAAGATATGATGCAAGTAAAAATCGGAAATTATGGAGATGTGTTATTACTCAATTCGTTTTATCTAGATATACACGATAAAATGACAATAGATTCTGGTCGTGTTTTAATTACTTTTACAAGTCAATTTACAGGTAAGTCAAAAACTGTATCGGTTAACACATTATACACAAACAAAGAAAGATATGTTTCGTTAAGTTTTTTTACAACAAGGTCATCATCTCAAGAAGATTTATTAGAGGCAAAGATACGATTGGGAACAACAGACTTTCCGTTAGGTTTTTATGATGCTACTTTATATCAAAACTCAGACAACACCAACCTTGACCCAACAGGACTTCCTGTTATTTGGAATGGTATTATGAATTTAGCTGGAAACACTAACGCAACAGAATCTGTCACCTACACAGAATATACTACTAACGATGCTGATACAGAAAGCATCTATTTAACAAATCCATTATGAATTTAAATTTAGTAAAATTATCACATTATAATATTCCACATTTAGTGGAAAAATCTAACCAAGACTGGGTAAGTTTTGGAGAGGATAACCTTTATCCTAATTATCTATTAGAATTATTTTTAGGTAGTGCAATTAATGGTGCATTAGTTAAGTCAATAGGTGCGATGATATATGGAGAAGGATTAGCCGCTACCAATGCAGACGAATCAGAAGCTACAAAAGAATCTTATTTACGATTAACAGAATTATTGCACAATTCTGATGATGATGTTTTAAAAGACCTAGCATTGGATTTAAAACTGTTTGGTGGTTGTTATGTTAATGTGATATGGTCAAGAGATAGAAGTCGTATAGCTAAGATGAAGCATATTCCTGCACAATACATCCGTTCTGGTAAAATGATAGATGGAGAAATAGATACTTACTACTACAGTGCTGATTGGTCTAAGCATAAGAAATCAGAATACCGACCAATTCCTTATAGAGCATTTTCAACAGAAGATAGAACTAATGCAAGTCAAATTCTAATGATTAGAGATAAAAACCCTGCTTTATTCTATGGTTTTGCACCTGATTATGTAGCTGCTACTGATTGGATTCAAATGGAATTAGAAATAGCACAGTTTCATTTATCTAATATAACATCAGGAATGACACCTTCTATGCACGTTGGATTTTCTAATGGTATTCCAACAGAAGAAGAAAGAAGAACTATAGAAAGACAATTAAATCAAAAATTTGCAGGTAGTGGAAATGCAGGCAAAATACTTATCACTTTTAATGACGGAAAAGAAACAGCACCTGTAATAGAACCTATCCAAATGAATGACGCACAATCTGCTTGGGAAGGAATGAGTAAACAAGCAGTAAATCAAATACTTGCAGGACATAGAGTTACATCACCAATTCTTTTTGGAATACGTTCAGAAGGTGGTGGACTTGGAAATAATGCTGACGAATTACGTGATGCTTACTCATTATTTAACAACACAGTCGTTATTCCCTTCCAGAACACGCTTTTAAAGGGTTTAGACAAGATATTTGCTGTTAATGATATAAACCTTGATTTATACTTTAAAACGCTTAAACCTGCTGATTTCATTGATTTAGAAGTTACTAAGACACAGTCAGAAGAAGATCAAGAAAAAGAAGGTGTTAGCCAAGAAGATATTGATTCTGATGATTTTGTTGAAATGTCAGACGATGATTTAAACATAATCTTTGAAGAACTACAAGGTGAACAAATGGATGAAGAAGTATGGGAAATAGTAGATGAACAAGACGAAGGATTAATTGAAGATTATGAAGATTGGGCGAAAAGATTAATCAAAGAAAACAAAGAAAAGTTTGCTGATGAAATAAGAAGTAACGAAGACCAGCCAAGTCAATTAGATAAGTCTTACTATAGAGTAAGATTTAAGTATATTAAAAAGAGTAGAAAACCAAGTAAATCAACAAGGACATTCTGTAAGAATATGATGCGATTAGCTAAAGCAGGATTTGTTTATAGATTAGAAGATATTGATAAGGCAAGTCGTGAAGGTGTGAACAAGCAATTAGGACACAAAGGTCGTCCATATGATTTATTCCGTTTTAAAGGCGGGGTTTATTGTAGACACGCTTGGAAGGTGATTCTATATCGATTAAAAGAGGGAACAGAATTAAGAGAGGGTCAAAGTATGGATGATTATAAAAAGACAGATAGCATTCCTAAAAGCTATACACCAAAACCACGAGGAATTAAAGATGCAGTAATAGCACCTGAGAATATGCCCAATCAAGGACATTATCCAGGCGTAAAATAAAAATAAAACTATGGCGATACAACATACACTATACATAAGTTCAACACGATTAAAAAAGGATTCAGCAATTGGCGGTTCAGTTTCCGATGACCTAATTATGCCTTATATTTTATTAGCACAGGATATGAGCATTCTCCCTATACTTGGAACAGACCTTGATGCTAAACTAAAATCAGATATTCAAGGCGGAACATTAACAGGTGCTTATAAGACACTTGTGGAAACATACATACAACCCGCCCTTGTCCAATTTGCATTCGTTTCTCTTGTTCCTTATTTACGACTTAGATTCGTGAACAACGCTGTTGTGGTAATGGGTGCAACGGATCAATCTTCAAGTGCCACTTATGATGACTTAAAGCCAGTAATGGACACAGCTACTGATGCAGCTGAATTTTACAGACAGCGTTGCATTGATTACTTGAGAAACAACACAAGTTCTTTTCCTGAGTATTCAAGCAATACGGGTGCTGACTTAGACCCAACAACAAATAATTATTATGCAGGTATTAACTTAGACACCAATGTTGCAAGAAGCAATAGATTAAAAGGATTTTTACAAGGTGCAGATATTACTGTTTATGGCTGTTAAAAGAAGAACATATCCTTCTAGTAAGGAAAATTTTAAGAAACTTAAAAACTATATTAAAAAATTAAATTATGGCTGGACAAAGACTGACCGACAAGACAGCACTCGAACAACAAGCAGGTAGTGGTGATTTGCTTATGGTGGTAGATGTAAACGACACCACAGGTTCTGCACAAGGAACATCTAAAAAGATGGACTTTAAATATGTTATTCAGACGGATAAATACTCTTTAAACAACACAGAAGTTCAAGACTTGGACACTACATCAAAAACATTAGTTGGTGCATTAAGTGGTTATATGGTAATGCCTCTAAGTGTTACTGTGTTATGCACTTATGCAGCTATTGCCGAATCATCTAATAAGGATTTACTTTTTGGGTGGGATGATTCACAAACCATTTTATACTGGGATAAAGGGTCGAGATTTATGGGTGCAAAAAGTGCTGACAATTCTTATGTGTTTTCTGGAAATCAACCTGGTGGTGGTGTTGATGCTGGTTCGCTAATTAATAAACCATTCAAAATGTGGTCAAGTGGGGCTTTTGTGGGTGGATGGTCTTGTGATGTGTATGTTACTTATGCTTATACTAAAATTCTATGATAAAATATTTATTTCTATTATTACCCTTTTTCTGTAGCGGACAATTCTACAAATACGCTACTGTGTATGGCGGTGGCTCATTAAATGCTACAATGACACCAATAGAAACATTTGAATATAATGGTGAATTAATAAACACAACCAATAATGATGGTGCTAACTATCGTTTTCAAATAGGTATTAAAAAACTATCAAGATACAAGTTTGAAAAGAAACCTAAATTCTATTATGATGGAAACGAACACAATGCAACTGTATTTCGTTCTTCATTGAACAACTTTGAATACCTTCTTGAATATGAGAAAATAAAAGACAGAGGGCTAGAGTTTGATAATCATAAAATCTGGCTTAGATACTTAGGAGAAAATACAAGCACAAAAATAGAATCTTCAAGCAATGGCTATATTGACCTTAGCTATAAATCCTTAGATATACGCCTTAAACGTGATTTTAAAAACTGGAGAGCGTCTTTTGGCTCTGTTTTAAGGTATCACCCTATCTATGGTGTAAATGCCTTTAAAATTGATTTTCCTAATTATAACGATTTTCCACTAACGATTCAGCAATTAGGATATTATTCAGAAGCATCATTCATAGATGGAAATAATAATGGATTTATGGACAGATGGGAACAAGCACAGACATTATGGCTAAATGCTGAAGGTGATACTGTTGCAAGTTCTACACAACAAATGCAAAACATATACGGACATTTAGTTACCGACTACAATAGACAATGGATAAATGAACAAGGAAATCAATACACTGTTTCTGGTGTGTTTGGTCTTTCTTATTATTTACATAGAGATACATTCTTTGTCTTGGCTTATGGTAATTATTTTTTCGTAAACAAAAAACTGACCGAATATGGGTCAGACACTAATGACTATGACTTTGGACTGATAGGGAATTTGAAGCTAACTAAAGCGTTGTCATTGTATTCTCAATTAGAATATTTGAATTATTTTGATAGGGAAAACTATACAATTAACTTAGGAATTAACATTTTAATTATTTAAACTATGGAAATTTTAAAAAAGATTATAGACAGTAAGAAATTTTGGTATGCAATAGGAACTTTATTTATATTGTTCTTTAGCGATTCAATAGGGATCAATGACCAAGAAATAAATAATGTAGTATTAATCGCAATAGCTTTACTTGTTAGTCAAGGTATCGCAGACCGAAAAGCTTGTAACAAATGAAACTAAATCAGTCGTCAGAATTTACGCTTGACTTAAAAACTATTGGACTAATCGTTGGAATGGTTGTTTCTGTATCTGGAACATACTTTACCTTAAAAGCTGATATTGACGCTA